TTAAATGGCTAATAAAGATTTTAAAGTTAAAAATGGTTTAGACATTCAATCTCCTCTTCCTGTATCTATGGGCGGAACTGGACAAACTTCTACTACTAATACTTTAAATTCTTTACTTCCCGCCCAATCTGGAAATGCAAATAAAGTTTTACAAACTGACGGAACTAACACTCAATGGTATACAGTTCCTGCAGCATATACAAGGGGCGGAACAGCAAGTAGACCAGCATCTCCAACAGCAGGAGATCTATTCTTCAATACAGATAAAAAAGCATTTGAAGTATGGACTGGTAGTGCTTGGATATCATTAATTGCAAATGGAGCAGTTCCTCTACCTCCAACAATTGGAACGGCAACGGTAAGTGGACTTACCGCATCAGTTCCATTTACAGGTCCTACAGATTTTGGCGATTCAGCAATTACATCATATACTGCAACCTCAAATCCAGGCGGGATTACAGCAAGTAATGCATCTAGCCCTATATCAGTACCAGGACTTACTGCAAATACTTCATATACCTTTACCGTAACTGCCACAAATAGTTATGGAACATCAAATGCTTCATCTGCATCAAATTCAATTACAACTGCTACAACTCCAGGTGCCCCAACATCTGTTACGGCAGTAGGTACTGGAGTAGATGGACAGGCGCTAGTCTCATGGACTGCTCCTGCATCAAATGGCGGCAGCGCAATAACAGATTATGCTGTGCAGTATTCATCAAATTCAGGGTCATCATGGACTACATTTAGTGATGGAACATCAACATCAACATCTGCTACAGTTACAGGATTAACAACAGGAACTGCATATATATTTAGGGTGGCGGCAGTGAATGTAATTGGAACAGGGTCATATTCGACAGCAAGTAGTTCATTTACTCCAATTGCTAATGATCCTGGAGCATTAATTCCATTACAGGTTATTACAGTTGGAGCAAATGGAGCATCTAGTGTTACATTTACAAATATTCCACAAACCTACGCTCATTTACAAATTAGAATAAATTGGGGATACTCAAATACATCTAATAATACTTGGCTACATACAACTTTTAATTCAGATTCTGGAAGCAACTATTCCTATCATGCTTTAAGAGCAGATGGATCTAACCCCTTCGTATCAAGTGGAACAGATGCTAGTTTTTTATCTTTAGGTGCAGATCAATTAGGTGATGCTAGCTCTTGGGGAGTGTCTGTCACAGATATTTTAGAGTATTCGAATACAAATAAATTTAAAACAACTCGTTCTTTAGCGGGTCAAGACAGAAATGTATCTGGAGGAATAGGTTTATGGTCAGGATCATGGAGAAGTTCAGCAGCAATAAGTAGTATAAGAATTGTTCCAAGCGACGGAACTTTTAGACAAGGTTCAATATTTGCATTATACGGGATGAGATCAGCATGAGTACAAATGTTCCTATAGCTTCTATTACTCTATCTGAAGCTGCTTCCTCTGTCACGTTAGGTGGCATCCCACAGACCTATACGGATTTGGTTTTGGTTTGTTCTGGTTCAACCACATCAACTGGTGCTCCTATTTGGTTACAAGTCAATGGAATAACAGGTAGCTATAGTTGGACTCGTTTGTATGGTAGTGGAACTACTGCTAGTTCAGACAGAGCAGCATCTAGTCAATCAGATATTCCAGCATCAACAGGTAATTTTACTAATTGTACTAGTATTCTTCATTTTAACAATTATACAAATACTACAGCATTCAAACAAGTTTTACTTAGAGCCAATACTTCTTCTGCCTATGTAGGTGCCAATGTCGGCTCAACAAATTCAACTTCTGCGATAACAAGCATTACTATTCGTACTCAAAGTCTCTCAATTGCCGCAAATTCAACCTTCAGCCTATACGGAATAAATTCTGCAAATTCAGCACAAGCAAAAGCAACTGGTGGGGATACAATTGTTAGAGATGCATCTTATTGGTATCATGTATTTAATAAATCAGGAACTTTTATTCCCGCTCAAAATTTAACAAACGTTGAATATTTAGTTGTCGCTGGAGGCGGCGGTGGCGGAAGTCATACTTATTATGGCGGTGGCGGCGCTGGTGGTTATAGATCGAACACAAGTCAAAGCTTTAGTTCAGGAACAGCGTACTCAATTACTGTAGGCGCAGGCGGTGCCTTAAATAATAAAGGAAATAACTCGTCTATTTCTGGAACTGGAATGTCTACATTTTCATCTACTGGTGGAGGTTTAGGCGGTAATGCAACAGTAGCAGGGCGTACAGTACTATTTTCAGGTGGTAATGGTGGTTCTGGCGGCGGTGCAGGTAATCGCAGAGATAATAATAATAGTCAAGCATCTCCAGCAGTTGAAGGATTTGGAAACGAAGGTTCTTATACCCCTGTTGAGGGATACAACGGTGGAACTGGTTATGCTGGTAATGGAAATGCTGCTGGTGCTGGAGGTGGCGGCGCTGGTGGTGCTGGAGAAGGTGGTTTTGGTGATAATCGTGCTGGTGGTTATGGTGGTATTGGTTCTAATGCTCACTCAACTTGGGCAACCGCAACTAGCACTGGTGTAAGTGGTTACTATGCTGGTGGTGGAGGAGGCGGTGCTGAAGGTGGCACTTACGCTGGCGGTGCTGGTGGTTCTGGTGGTGGAGGTAGAGGATATGGTAATACTGGTGCTGGCTTATCTGGTACTGCTAATACTGGTGGCGGTGGAGGAGCAAAAGATGGCTTAGGCGGTTCAGGTATAATTATAGTGAGGTATCCAGTATGAGTTTATTAAATGGAACAATGACGCCAATTCAAACCGTCACAGTAGGTGCAGGTGGACAATCAGCAATTGAATTCACCAACATTCCGCAGACTTATACTGATTTAGTAATTATGAGTTCTGTGCGTGGTAATCAAAATAATGGCATTGAACTTCTTCTTAGATTCAATGGTTCAACTTCTGGATATTCTGGAAAATATATTTTGAAAGATTCAACCGAAGCAACACCAGTTTCTGGAAATAGCTATACAGATCGCTTATTTTGTGGAATAGTTGGGGGTTCAACACCAACTGCAGGTGTATTTAGTAATGACGTAATTTATATTCCTAATTACACTTCAAGCAACAATAAATCATTAAGTATTGATAGTGTTATGGAAAGTAATTCTACTGTGCAGTGGATGACTTTGGCTAGTGGATTATGGAGCAACTCGTCGGCTATAACAAGCATTTCTTTATATCCTAATACAAATGTGTGGATTCAAAATTCAACCGCAACTTTATATGGAATACAATCAATCGGAATTTCTGCTAAAGCTACTGGAGGAGTTATTACTTCAGATGAAAATTATTATTATCATACATTTACAACTTCTCAAACATTTACTCCTAAGCAAAATATAACTGGTGCAGACATATTAGTTGTGGCGGGCGGTGGTGGTGGCTCAACGGGTCCATCATATGGAGCTGGTGCAGGAGGTTTACTAGGATGGAGTTCACAGTCTTTCTCAGTTCAAAACTATAATGTTACAGTTGGAGCTGGGGGCCCTGGTGGAGCTGGTACATTAAATGGGCCTGTTACACAAGGAACACAAGGCAGTAATTCTGTCATAGGATCTTATACTACTGCCATTGGAGGAGGCCTTGGAGCATGTGAAGCTGTTGGTGGAAATGGAGGTTCTGGCGGAGGTGGATTTGGAGCAGGACAAAGAACTGTAAATCAAGGATTTAATGGAGGAACAACTGGTAGCTCAAATTATAATGGCGGCGGCGGAGGTGCAGGAGCAGTCGGAGGTAATGCTCCATCTGGTAATGGAGGAATTGGAGCAACTGTAACCACTTTGGTCGGAGGAACTGCAGGTCCTTACAGCTTTATTAATGCCATGGCTGCCGCTACAGGAACTGGGCAGTTAAGCTCAGGTAATTACTATTATGCAGGAGGTGGCGGTGCTGGCTCCTTGGGCTCAGCTGGTATTCCAAGAGGGTTTGGAGGATTAGGCGGCGGCGGAGATGGAGGAATCGGAGTTAATGATTATACTTTAAATTATGGATATCCTGGAACTGCTAATACTGGCGGCGGCGGGGGTGGCGGTGGATATTATTGGCCTGGAGGAAATTACAGAGGTCAAGGAGGAAACGGCGGATCAGGAGTAGTAATCGTTAGATACCCTAAATAATCTAATGCTATAATTTAATATAACCAATAAAGGGAGAGTGAACTGAATTGGCAGATAAAGATTTTAAGGTCAAAAATAAGCTATTTGTAAATGGCTTATCCCACAATTCTGGCGTCATTCTCGCTACAAATAATAATTTAGATTCTCATACTACCGTTCCGACCCAATATGGCGGAACTGGAACAACAACATCGCCAAATGCGGGTCAAGTTCTATATTCCGTATCTGGAACATCATATGCGCCAACTACGTTGGCAGATCTTGTTACTGGGTCGAAATATCAATCATCTGCTCCATCATCTCCTGCCGTCGGGCAGATATGGATAGATTCAGATGAAGATGCGACCTCATTTGATCCGAATCTAATTCGTCGTCATCAATTTACAGCCACGGCGGGACAAACAAATTTCGTTACATCAATATCATTCGTAGATGGATTTGAGCAGGTATTCTTCAATGGTCTACTATTGTTAAAGGGAACAGATTATACAACATCTGGAAGTAATACTGTTATTCTTTCTACCGCCGCAGCTTTGAATGATATTATCGAAGTATTAACAGTAACTAATCTTAATTCAACAAACACATATACTCAGTCTGAGATAAATGGATATTTAGCGGACAAGAAGACTGAGATATCATCTGCTATTTCAACTGCTACAAATTTGGCGGCGGGATATAGATATTTCGTTACTTCTGCTTCTGCCCTTACATTAACATTACCAGCATCCCCTTCAGTAAATGATCAAATAGACATTTTTGATGCATCTGGAAATGCTTCGACGTATAATATAACCGTAGCCCGTAATGGCAAATTAATCAATGGCAATGCAGGAAATTTTATCATTGACGTAAATGGATCGTGGTACACGCTGGTATTTACAGGTAACACATATGGATGGAAGGTGGCATAATGGCTGATTTAAGAGCATCTGGACTCGGAGGAGTCCCTAAAGGTGAAACAGCCGATAGGCCTGCATCTCCATCAATTGGTGATGTTTTTTATAATGGAACATTAGGCGTACTTGAAATGTATAGATCTACTGGATGGCAAACAATTGGCTCACCAGATGCTCCAACATCAGTTTCAGCTACTGCAGGTAGTGCAGTAGCAACAGTATCATTTACTGCGCCGACAAATGTTCCAGTAACATCATATACTGTAACTTCATCACCAGGAAATATAACAGCTACTGGTTCATCATCTCCAATAACCGTCACAGGTTTAACAAATGGAACTGCTTATACTTTTACCGTTACAGCATTAGGATCAAATGGTTCATCTCCCGCAAGTTCTGCATCAAGTTCTGTGACACCAGTTGCTATAAATGTTGACTATCTTGTAATTGCAGGAGGCGGCGGCGGAGACGGAAACTGGAGCGGTGGCGGCGGTGCTGGAGGATATAGAACATCATTTGGAACATCTGGAAGAAACTCTGCAGCAGAATCACAATTTCAAGCCGCTTCTGGAACAGCATATACAATTACCGTTGGAGCAGGTGGAGCAGGTGGAGTTCCTAATGTTTCCACTACCGCACAAGGTTCCAACTCAGTATTTAGCACTATAACTTCTATAGGTGGAGGAAGGGGTGCTTCTTTGGGTCCAGGACAATATGCTGGAACAGGTGGATCTGGCGGAGGAGCTGGCTGGAGAACTAATGGTGGACTGGGTACTGAAAATCAAGGATTTGATGGCGGAAATGGAAATCCTAGTGCAAATGGAACTGGCGGTGGTGGAGGTGCTGGAGCCGCTGGACAAAATTATGTTGGAGGAGCTAGCGACCAAGGTGGAGCAGGTGGGGCAGGATTAGCAAGTACAATAACTGGCTCATCAGTAACACGTGCAGGCGGCGGTGGCGGCGGCGCAAATGGATCTGGAATTGCTGGAGTTGGAGGCTCAGGCGGTGGAGGAAATGGAGCAACTGGAAATAATACAAATGGCTCTGCTGCATCTGCCAATACTGGCAGCGGCGGTGGAGGAGCTAGCGGTGGTAATCCTGGCGGAAATGGCGGAAATGGTGGTTCTGGAATTGTTGTTTTAAGATCAACAAGTCAAGCAGCATCTATAACAGGCTCTCCAACATATACAACTTCGGGCGGAAGTCATATATATACATTTACAGCTTCAGGAAGTATAACTTACTAATGTCCAGAATCAGAGATATAGCAAATCTATTTAGTGCAAATACAGATGCGGCTACGGATGCTGAAGTTACCGCCGCAATTTCTACACATAATACATCTGCTAATGGACATGTAAAGAGGGGAAATACTGCTTCTCGTCCTTCTCCCGCCTCAAATGGCGATGTGTATATGAATACACAATTAGGCTATCCAGAATTTTATGATGGAACTGCATGGATTCCAATCGGAGCAGCACCTACAGCGCCAAGCGCTTTAGTTGCTACAAATGTAGGAACTGGGCGGGCATTTAATAATGGTTCTGCATCAATAGCCTTCACAGCAGGAACAGTTCCAGGCTCAACATACACAGTTACATCTAGTCCAGGATCTTATTTTAATACAGGATCATCTTCACCTATTATTGTAACTGGTTTGCAGTCAAATACATCATACACTTTTACTGCTACCGCATCAAATGTTTATGGCACATCTAATGCCTCATCTGCTAGTAGCGCAATTACTGCAACTACTGTGCCACAGGCACCAACAATTGGAACTGCAACAGAAGGAAATGCTCAGGCATCGGTAACATTTACAGCAGGCGCAACAGGTGGATCTAATATAACTTCATATACCGTTACTTCTTCTCCAGGAAATATTACAGCATCTGGTGCATCTTCGCCAATAACTGTAACAGGTCTTACAAATAATACCTCTTATACATTTACTGTTACTGCAACTAATGCTAACGGAACATCTTCTGCTTCTTCTGTAAGCAATTCTATTACCCCAGCGGAAAATTTAGCAGTAACTTATCTTGTCATTGCTGGCGGCGGCGGTGGTGGTTCTAGAGTAAGCGGTGGTGGCGGCGCTGGGGGTTATCGTACCGCAACTGCTAACTTTCCACAAGGAAGTAGCTTGACATTAACAGTAGGCGCTGGCGGTGCAGGTGCTGCAAATGGAACATCCACAGCAGGAAGCAATGGTCAAAATTCTGTATTCCACACCGTATCCTCCACTGGTGGCGGAGGAGGCTCTTACCAGGGAACAGGAAATAACGGAGGCTCAGGTGGTGGAGGAAGCAATGGTGGTTCTGGAAACGCTGGCGGATATACTCCAGTAGAAGGCTATAGAGGTGGTAATCAAACAAATGTTGCCACTAACTACGGTCAATCTGGTGGCGGTGGTTCATCTTCAACTGGCGTAGACGGCACAGGTAATGCAGGAACAAACGGCGGAAGTGGCACTGCTTCATCCATTACAGGCACATCTGTAACAAGAGCTGGAGGCGGTGGTGGTGGCGTATTTAGCGCATACCAAGGATCACCTGGAGTTGGTGCTGGTCAAGCAGGTGGTGGCAATGGGTCAATAAATGGTCCTGGCGGAAATGCCACTGTAAATTCTGGCTCAGGCGGCGGCGGTGCTGGTTCTAGCGGTGACCCAAATCCTGCAGGTGGAAATGGTGGCTCAGGAATTGTTATATTGAGATATTCATCAGAAAAAACAATAACATTAAGCCCAGGACTTGTAAGTTCAACCTCAACAGTATCCTCAGATAAAGTTACTATAATTACGGGGGGAACGGGAACAGTGAGTTTTGCATAATGGCTAAAATAATTAAAGTGTGGGATGGAACAGAATGGCAAACCGTAGGTGTTTCTGCTGCTCTTCCTTCCGCCTTTAATGTAGTTCAATCAGCAAATGGAACTCTGTCTGCTGGCCGTAATTATTTTGTAGATACTACTGCTGCTAGAACTCTTACTCTTCCCGCCTCTCCTTCTGTTGGCGATACAATTACAATTTACGATGCATCTGGGTCGGCGGCAACAAATAATATCACAATAGCCAGAAACGGCAGTAAGATTAATGGACAAACAGAAGATGCTATAATAGATGTAAATCAAGCTAGCTCATTATTTGTATATACAGGGGCGGCAGTAGGATGGAGGTTTGACTAATGCCAATTAGAAAATCATCTATATCAGGAATACCATTTGGTCAAACAGCAGACAGACCATCATCTCCTTCAATAGGGCAAAACTTTTATAATGGAACATTGGGATGTTTAGAAATTTATACATCTCAAGGATGGGTAGCATCTTCTGCACCACCCGCAATTCCAGAATCTGTTGTAGCCACAAATCAAGGGTCTGGACGAGCATTTAATAATGGGCAAGCGTCTGTAGCTTTTAGTTCTGGCTCTAATGGAGGAATTTCCTCCGACTATGAAGTTACACCAAGCCCAGCAACTTCTCCTGCAACATTTACTGGATCTTCAAGCCCAATTATAGTAACTGGTTTGCAATCTGCTACTTCATACACATATACAGTTAAATCACGTAATAATTTTGGAACATCTGTCGCATCAAGTTCATCTTCAGCAGTAACATCAACCACTGTTCCGCAGGCTCCTACCATATCTGCTACCGCTGGCGATTCTCAGGCTACAATCACAATTACACCAGGCGCAACTGGCGGTTCTGCAATTACACAATATTCAATTACTTCTAACCCAGCAACTACAACTCAAACTACTTCTAATACAACTTATACATTTACAGGATTAACCAATGATACATCATATACATTTACAGCAACAGCAACAAATGCCAATGGAACATCTGCTGCGTCAGTAGCAAGTAATTCAGTTGTTCCAATTCTGCCAACATTATCTATACAGTATGTAGTTCTTGCAGGCGGCGGTGGCGGCGGTGGCGGTGAGTCTAATCCAGCTGGTGGAGGAGCAGGCGGCGGTGGCGCAGGAGGATATCGTACTGGAACGGCAAGCTTTGTATTAGGAACTTATAATGTAACCGTAGGAGCTGGTGGAAATGGAGGGCCACAAAATACTAATGGCTCTAAAGGAAGTAATTCTACATTTGCAACAATAACATCCGAAGGCGGTGGATACGGTGGCGGCGGAGACGGTAATGGAGGAAATGGTGGTTCAGGCGGCGGTGGCGATGGAGACTCTGGTTCAGGAGGTACAGCAACTTCTGGACAAGGATATAATGGAGGTGTCGGTTCAGGAGCACGAAGTGGAGGCGGCGGTGGCGGCGCTGGAGGAAGCGCTCTAGCTGGAGCCGATCCTAATACCAACCATGCAGGACGAGGCGGCCCTGGCGTTACCGAACCTATTAAATCTATTGTAGTTGGCGGCGGTGGCGGCGGCGCAGAAGGCTCTAATGGCGGAGGAAATGGCAGTTATCAACCTGGTACTGGTGGTTCAGGCGGCGGCGGTGCAGGAGGACCAAGCCCTTCTAGCGGAACAGTTAATACTGGAGGCGGTGGTGGAGGAGATAGATCAGGTGGAGGCAGCGGTGCTGCTGGAGGAAGCGGAAGAGTTATACTTAAACTTCCTTCTGCTGCTACAAGCACAACAGGTTCTCCAACTTATACAACATCTGGCGGATTCCATATTTATGATTTCACAACATCAGGAAGTATAACTTTCTAATGATAGTTGTAAATTACACAACAAGAAATATACAATTTTAATAAAATTATGACATATAAATCGTCTATCCTGTACGATTATCCAATAGCCTATTATCCATTGGATGAATCTGGTTCTGCCGCCTTTGATTATTCAGGGTGCGAAAATGATGGCACATATACTGGTTCATTTGAGGCTAATCTTTTGCCGCTATTATGCGGACCAACTAGAGCCTCAAAGATAACCAGCACAACATCAATAGCATATTCGATTACAAAGGATTATTCAGCGGCATCAACAGGTAGTAAATTTGCAACTGCTTCATCCTCAGATAATGATTTTACAATAGAGTTTTGGTTTTACCCACAAATAGCTACAACCAATGAAACAATTTTGGTAGCGGACAATGCCAATGATGTTGGCGTATTTTATCAAAAAGGCAATATTATATTTAAGTTAGACAGCCAGTCTTTAGAATATACGTTACCATCTACAAATAAAGTATTTCATGTTGCTGTTGTTTACTCTGTATCGTCCGCCTCAATTTATATAGATGGGCAATTAGTTAAATATAAAAATCTAGATAATTTTAGTTTTACTAATACTAGTGTTAGCCTTGCTTCTGGTCCTGCCGCAAATGTTGCAGATGCCTTTTTAATAAATAGTTTGGCGGTATATAGATATGCTCTTTCAAAGTCTCAGATAGAATATCATTTTGCACAAGGACAGGGACTTCCAGCAATTCAAGTTGCAAGCACGTCAAATGGTGAATTATTTGAAATGTATGATGATGAAATGTCATGCCTTTACAAATTTGTATATCCACAAAGCAAGCCATGGGGAGATGTCGTAAAAACTGGACTCACCTACAATCAATCTTTAAATTGTCTTGAAATTACAGAGACGGACTCAGCAGCAGCAAGCACAATTGTAGTAGATGATTTTATATCAATACCAACCACAGCAACACTAGATTCATCTAAAATAGAATGGGACGGCGACAACGGAATATCAATCCAAACAAGTATAGATGGAACAACATATACTTCATGCGTAAATGGACAGCAAATTCCTGGATATACTTTAAACAGTTTTGGATCAACTGGTAAACTATATGTCAGAATAACTTTCACATCATCAGATACATCTAGATATATTCCTAGACTTTTTAACCTATCTATTCTTTTTTACAATAATCAAATTAAATATGCATACAATGGAAATAGTTATATGACTACTCTAGAAGAAGAAACTGGAATATCAGACTATAGGGTAACTCTTGGAAAAATGCCATACGACATATTGTCCAGAAATAGCCGAAATGGTATTAGGACTGTGGTAGATTCTGGATTTGAAATTACTACAAATAAGTCTATAAGCACACTGGAGTTTTTCTATACTCCCGCCGCTTTGACTGATAGCGGTCTAGTTTCAACTTTGGCTACGAATGGATATGCCGCTTCGCAGGTCCGTTGGAGCAATTCAGGTACAATGTCTAAGACCAATATATCGGCAATATATGTGAATGGGGTAAATAAGACCGCAGAGACGAATGTCTCAGGTATATTTAAGGCCAATGAACTACACCATGTCGTAGTAGTATTTGGATCGGCGGTATCAAGTGATATTAGATTTAATTATTCTACAAATGGGTCAGTATCAGCCCTATATCAGAATATAGCCCTTTATGAGTCCGCCTTCAATTCGACGGCAGCAACAAATAATTATAATATATATATTAGCAAGCAGTCCTCAACAATAACAGATACATCAGTCACAACCCTGACAGAAGACGCAGTCAGTTCTTATGATAATGACTGGTTAGTGGTACAAAACGTATAATTTTGTCATATTGTGTGACAAAAAGCTGGACTTAGGCATATTAAAGTGGTAAAATAAATACCTATGGAACTTAAAAAGAAGAATGTAACGGTTGGGCCAGAAGAAACCACTCTTGGAATATATGTTTGGGAGATGCCAGACGGACGGTGGATTGGTGATGATGATGGCAACTTTTTATCCATAACAGCAATGAAAAACAATAGATCTCGTATTGATGCCCTAGCAAGAGAAGTTAGATCCTATGGCATTTATGAAGGGCAGCCAAAGTTTTTATCAGGGCGTAGAAAGATAGATGACGAAGAATTTGAGTATCAGCAACAAAGATTAAAATGGGGTCTAACACCAGACCCGCTAGATATAGGCGTTTATAAGGAAGAGACAAGAAAGGCGCAGAGGCAGAAATAATATGACAATGTTTGAAGATGATTCACAAGAGATAGACACAGGCGTACACGCATACACAGCCTCAGATTTCCATATCCCATCAGCAAATGTTATAAAGACAACAGATGTGTTTATGGCTTCTGGAGAAGATTTGCAGAAGATTTCTGGACTTAGCCCTGCATTCCGACGCAAAATGAGCCGCACAATTCAAAAGAGATTTGTCGGTATCGAAGGCGTAGAAACACAACAGAACCTTCTTGCACAAGCCATTACTGGATATGCAATGTTTGATCTTATTGAGCCTCCATATAATCTTGAATACCTATCTCATATTTATGAAATTTCCCCATATAACTACGCAGCAATTAATGCTAAGGTTTCAAATATCGTAGGTCTTGGATATGACTTTATTGAAACACGTAAAACTATGGATGCAATTGATGGCATTGATAATGATACACAACTAGAGCGGGCTCGTAGAAAGCTTGATAGACTTCGTCAAGACTTACATGAGTGGTTAGAAGATTGCAATGAAGAAGAAACATTCAAAGAAACATTAATTAAGTTTTATGTAGACGTAGAGGCAACAGGAAATGGCTATCTAGAAATCGGCAGAACAACCTCTGGAAAAATCGGATATATTGGACATATCCCTTCAAAGACAATGCGTGTCCGTCGTTTGCGTGATGGCTTTATTCAATTGCTTTATGGTAAGGCTGTATTCTTCCGTAATTTTGGAGATCAGGAAACTCCTAATCCAATTGCGGACGGCAGCGATAGGCCTAATGAAATAATTCATTTCAAGAAATATACCCCACGTAACAACTACTATGGAATTCCAGATATCGTAGCAGCATCAAATGCTATGGCTGGAAACGAATTTGCTGGTAAATATAATTTAGACTATTTTGAGAATAAAGCAGTCCCACGATATATTATTACAGTAAAAGGTGCCAAGCTATCCCCAGAGTCCGAAAGAAAACTTCTGGAATTTTTCCAGGTTGGTCTTAAAGGAAGAAATCACCGCTCACTCTACATACCTCTACCAGCAGACTCCTCAGATTCAAAGGTCGAATTTAAGATGGAGCCAGTTGAGGCGGGAGCACAAGAGTCCTCATTTAATGTATATCGTCAGTCCAACCGTGATGAAATATTAATGGCTCACCGTGTACCAATTTCTAAAATTGGTAGCCCACAAGGAGTTTCTCTGGCAAATGCTCGTGATGCAGATAAAACATTTAAAGAGCAGGTATGTAAGCCAGTACAGGATATTTTAGAAAAGAAATTAAATAAATTAATTGAAGAAATGACCGATGCTCTTCAAATTAAATTTAATGAATTATCTCTTACCGACGAAGATACTCAATCTAAGATTGATGAGCGTTATTTAAGGATGAAGGTAATTACCCCTAATGAAGTTAGAATTCGCAAGGGCATGGTACCAATGGACGGTGGCGACGAGGTAGTAGAATTAAAGCCACAACAGCAGGCGGAAGTAAGAGCCCAGGCTGGAAATACCAGAACCAGAGATCAAGAAAGGGATAGTAATTCCCCAGATATTTCGGGGGAAGCTAGAAATCCTCAAGGCGAAGGCAGACAGGTTGAGTAATACTACTCAACTGATTATTTGCCTTATATATAATAACGTTATAAAATTAAGCATATGAATATTGAGAAATCTCTATGGTCATCAAATGGCGACAATATCAATTTGTCCGTGCCATTCACAAAAGTCAATCGTGAAAAGCGCACAGTATCTGGTTTTGCTACGCTAGATAATCTTGATCAAACAGGAGACGTTGTAACAGCAGATGCATCATTGAAGGCATTCGAATCTTTCCGTGGAAACATTCGTGAGATGCATGGATCAAATGCTGTTGGAAAAATGGTTTCATTTAAACCAGAAACATACTACGATCCAGAATCAAAAGAATTTTACAATGGAGTTTATGTAGATGCATACATTTCAAAGGGTGCACAAGATACATGGGAAAAGATTTTGGACGGAACCCTACAAGGATTTTCAATCGGCGGAAAGATTATTGATTCAGAAAACGAAGTCAATAAATCTACAGGTAAGCCAGTAAGATTTATCAAAGAATATGCATTGATGGAGCTATCAGTAGTAGATTCTCCAGCAAATGAACTCTGCAACATTTTGTCCATCCAGAAGATGAATGGTCAATTGCTATTCAAGGGAATTGCAGCAGAGACAAAAGTAGAAAACATTTTTTATTGTGAAGACAGCGATTCTGTATTCATGTCAACAGACACAGAGTACACATCGCCAGTTTCTGGCAAGCCAGCAACTTTAATCGGTTGGGTAGAATCAAATGATACAAACAAAGCAAAGGAAATAGATAGAATTCTTGATTTACACAAGTCAAGATTAACGTTGCCTGATACAAACAAAATTGCAAAACAGGCAAACGCAGAAGGAGGTAATGAAGTGTCAGAAAACACAGAAACACTAGCAGCAGTCGAAGAGACTCCTGTAGTTGATGCAGCACCTGCTGAAGAAGCAGCTCCTGCTGAAGCAGCTCCTGCTGAAGAAGCAGCGCCAGCTGAAGACGCTTCTGCCGAAACTCTGGAAAAAGCAGCCGACGTATCAGAAGTTGAGGTTGATGAACCTGATTTTGCAAAGATGCTTGGCGATCTCAAAGGCTTTTTCTCAGAAACTCTAAGTAAGGCATCCGAAGCTAATGCCGCACAAGTTACAGCTATCAAAGACACAGTTGAAACTTTCAGCAAGAGCGTTGATGGACGAATTTCAGAGTTGGCAGAACAACATGCAGCACTTTCAAAGGCTGTAGAAGATATCAAGAACACGATTGATGGCGTAGAAAAGCGTGTCGTAGCGGTAGAATCAGAGACCGCAGTTAAGAAGTCCTCTGACCTTGGCGGGTCACAGGAAGTAACAATAAAGAAATCAAAATGGAACGGTTCTTTCCTCGGTTCCGTGAATGAACTTTTAAAATAAAAGGTAGGTGAAAAATATAATGAGCAATGAAATGTTAGAAAAAGCAGTTGCAGCAAATACAACCGTAACAGGAAACATGACTGGATCAGCAGTGGCAAACACTGGAATCCACATTGGATCCGAAGGAGAAGGTGGCCTACTCAACCCTGAGCAGTCTTCACGTTTCCTAGATTACATGTTCGATGCAACCGTAATTGGTAAAGTAGCTCGTACTGTTCGCATGCGAGCAGATACGACTGAGATTGATCGTATTGGTGTTGGTGAGAAGCTTATGGTTCTCGCTACAGAAGCAGACCAGACTGGTGGAAACGCCGCTGTAACCTTCTCCAAGATCTCTCTTACAACAAAGAAGCTTCGTTTGGATTGGGAACTTTCAACAGAGTCTCTTGAAGACAATATTGAGGGTCCAGATCTAGAAGATCATATTGCCCGCATGATGGCAACACAGGCAGGTAATGACATTGAGGATGTACTCCTAAATGGTAATACTTCACTCTCATCAGATAACCTTTATAAGGCATTTGATGGTGTAGTCAAGAAGGCAAAGCAGTATGGTCACGTTGTAGATGCAGCAGGTGCTGGTATCAGCCGTGCCCTCTTCAACTCAGCTCTCAAAGAGCTCCCACGTAAGTACAAGCAACGTCGTTCCGACCTTCGCTTCCTTGCAGGTTCCAATTTGATTCAGGACTTCCTGTACGCAAACAGCATTGGAACAAACCAAACAATTCCACAAGATATCGCATCGTCGATCATCCGTGGAGAAGGTGTACAACCTCTAGGTGGTCCAGCTGGATATGTGGCTCCATTCGCATTCGGTATTCCGATTGTTGAAGTTCCACTACTCCCTGAAGCACAAGATGGTGACTACTCAGGCGAAACTGGCAACCATGGTGACGTCCACTTGACATTCCCAAATAACGTAGTTATTGGTATCAAGCGTGATGTAACCGTCTATCGCTTCTTCTGGCCAAAGAAGGATGCTATCGAATATACTCTGTATACTCGTGTTGGCGTTCAAATTGAGCAAGCAGACGCATGGGTTGTTGTTAAGAACGTTAAGGTCGCTTCCTAATTTAGGATTTAGATCTGCTGAAAGGCCCCCATTAATTTGGGGGCTTTTCCTTTTAATTTACTAATGCTATAATTAAATAACCTATAAAAGGAGAAATTAATGTCATTTGATACATTAAAAGTTGCAGAGTTAAAGCAAATTGCGGAAGACTTTGCAGTAGACGTAACAGAACAAAAAGGCAAAAAAGATATTATAGCTGCGTTGGCAGAAGAAGGCGTAACTTGGGCTATTTATAAGAAGGCCAAAGGAATACAGGAAGAAGAAGAAGAAATGAATGCTACTGCAACAAAGAAGACAGAGGCTAAAACAATTAAACAAGAAGACATGGTATTGGTAAAAATGACTAGAGCAAATTTTAGTTATGAAATTATGGGACATAGATTTACTAAAGATCACCCATTTGTTGCTATGGACAAAGATACAGCCCAAGCAATTTTTGATAAGGAGGAAGGCTTTGTTATGGCAACTCCAGCAGAAGTGCAGGAGTTCTACAGCTAAGCCAATTAAATGGCAGAGA